TTGATAAATTCCTCTTTTACAGTGGGTATTTATAAAAAGAAACGGAGACCAAAAAGTCTCCGTTTTCAATGTCTTACTGTGAGAATTAACCACCCGTTCGACCGGCACCACCAGTTGCAACACCTTGACCTTGCGCGTAACCACCAATCAGTTGTCGTGCATGGTCGTAACGAACTATCAGTTCAATCGTTACCGCTTCGTTCACTGTGTAGTCAACGGCACCGTAGTCAGCTGACTTTATCCAGCATCCTTCAACAGTCCACTTTTCAATTACCTGTTCATTACCATCGAGCATATCAATATATGTAACGAACTTGTAGAGAGAACCTTCACCAGCTGTTGGCAACCATTGACCTTCTGCACCAATCACCCCTTGTTGCTTTTGGAGTTGTGCTTGAATAACGTTTGATGCAGAACCCGTGACATCATCTTCGATAGTCATTGTCATGTCATCCCACGTATGTTTTCCAGCAATCCATGCGCGTGAGTTGTAACGATTTAGTTCGATTTCCTCAAATGACAACATAGGACGCTTTACCGTACGTGCCTGCATCGACATCGGCTGTGAGTCAACGCCGCCGGCGAGGTTAGCAAACGTAACACGCCATCTGTTCTTGATTTTTGGTTGTAGGATACCTGAACCTACTCCAGGGATACCAATGTCATTAATTGTGCTCACGTTTTTCTCCTGTTCTAAACCTATTTATTAGATTTCAGCACCTGTCGCAACGATTCTGATTGGGATGTAGATAAATTCTGCTGCCCTTACAGGCTTCAGTGCGATGTCAATATACATCTCATTTCTGTCAATGCGGTCTGGTGTGTTGTTCGACTCATCGCAAACCGTCGCGAAGTCAAACAAGCCACGCTTGATAATCAGGTCGCCAAGGAATGCATCTACCATTGCTTTCAAGTTGTCCCGTGTCAGTTGATCGTTTGGTTCGAACACGAAGCTCATTGTGTTCATACGCAGTTGACGCTTGATATACATCACCAAACGCATAACGTTGATACGGTCAAGTGCGCTTGCATCCGGTGCAGAAGTTTTCTGACCCCAGACGAGCAGACCACGCGTTGGGAAGAACACGATTGGATTAAAGTTGGTAAAGTATTTGTACAAGTTATCACGTTGACCTTGATTGAGCTGAACTTCAACAAACGTTGTTGGAGTGCCCAGCGTGCCTGTTACATAACCAACCAGATCAACACCTGAAACAACACCACGGCGTGTTCCTGCTGGCGCAAACCACAGCTCGCTTATTTGATCACTGTTTGTTATTGTTCGTAGAGCGGTGCCAGATGCTGCAATGAATACGTTCTTGCCATCCAAGTTCGATCCAACACCGTGTGGATAGTAGTAAGCTACGTCACGTGATGTGCGACGAGCTGACGTTGCTGCCCAGTTTACGACATCATCCGGATCCATGGTGAACGGTGGGTCACCGATGACCATTGCTTCTTCGCTAATATCTGTAACCAAGTTCAACATTTCATCTACCGTTTCATTGAAGCCTGGGCAGAGAATTAAATTGTATACAAAGATGTCACCACGAATGTCTGTGTTGCTGTTAATTGATGCTTGTAGTGCTGTAACGACAGCTGTTCTACGAGCTGCGTCGTTTGCACCAAGTGACGTTTCGTTCTGAAACTGGACAGTAAATTTGAAGTTATCAGCTGCACCAAGAAGGGTGTTAGCACCTTCCGATGGTGTCCATTCATCTTCAAATCCTGCTGTTGATCCAAGAAGGCCTGTTACCCAAGCTGCCTTGTCTCCTTCAAAACCAAGGTATGTTCCTGTTGGTGCATTGTTATATCCGTTTGCAAACACATCGAACGGTGTCGCTGTGTGATCATTGAAGAAATCATCGTGGGAATTTGCGAACGAAGAGAAATCCCAAACGTTTAATGTTGCTTGTTCAGCCAGAGAGTCCAGCTCGGTAGCATTAACTGTTACACGGTAGCCTGCATCCATAGGAACGAAGCCATTTGATTGGTTGTATTCATTCAAGAACTGGTTAGCAAGGTTTTCCAGAACAAATGCTGACTCTTGCATCTTTTGATCCCAAACGTCACGAATGTCATTAATGTCATCATCCAAGTTAACGTTTGCACGAATAACATACGAGAGATCACCAATACCAAGAAACTGGTTTAGAGCAAACAAACCGTATTCGTTGCGGCAGTCACCATTTAGAGGCAGACCGTTGGTATCTTCCAAGAACCTTGGGATACCGTATAGTTGTGTGCTTTGTTTGAGAGACGTAACAGTGCGAATAACATCGTGTTCAAACGTGCCTGGGGCTGGTGTAATACCATCAGGCTGTGTCTTTTCAGCAGCTGTTGCAACAAAGAGCAGTGGTACTGTTCTTGCAGCAGCAGGGATGAAGAAACTTTCATCGGTAATCGTTACCGAAACGCCGGGACTCACTAAATTTGCCATTACTGTCTCCTTGATTCTTTAACGTAAGACTGTTTAATGATATTTATCTGTTAGACCCAGAACTTAGTGGAAATTCAGATCGTCAGCATTGAACCAAAGCTCGTATTCAATCCCCTGCGCGTCGAGCTCTGCAATGATATCATAGTTGGTTAGGTCAGCGTTGCTAACCGCACCAATTCTCACGAAAATTTTCTCAATAAAGTCTCTGCGAACGTCAGCAGGAGCACTGATCCAAATAGGCATTGTAAATGACAAGGTGCTTTGGATAATGCGGCGGTCTGTACCAATAGGGTAATTCTGGTCAAGACTGATGTCGTCAAGAGTAAGTTGTGTCAACCTCGTCCAATCAAATGGAGCATCACTTTTTTGAATGCTCATTTGCGGATCGAACAGCAGAAAAATCTGTTCAAGGATCTGAAATTGTTGGTCGGTATTGCTAACGTACACAGCCAGTTCCATTGTTAGATCGTAAGGAACTGGCATCGCTTGATGAACAACCTTGATATCATCAGGCACCAATCCACCAACAGGAACATATGCATTTCGACGTTCCGCCTTCTGGCCATGCATGCGATCTTGAGCCAATTTGATTCCTTTAATTACAGCACTCATCACGGGCAAGCGCATTGGCTTTGTCTGCACGTTGTCTGCAAGGATAGCAGCAACAATTCGATCCGAGTGTCCATAATGAATTGGAATACTAATCAAACGTTTCTCAAGCACTTCCGGCACCTCTATTGTTGCATTTGGATCTTCACAAACGGGTGCTGGTTCTGTGATTGTGTTGCCAGTTTTCAACTGTCCAACCATCACTTGAAACCCAGCAAAGACAGCCATAAATTGCAACGTATAGCTGCGGATTTGCGCATCATAATAATATACAGTTTTTTGAATAGCCATTACTCAATCTCCTCTGCTGGCTTACGTGTTGGGCTAATGAGATACTCTTGCAACACTGCCTTCTGGTTATTAAATTGGTCACGTCGATCTGTTTCAAGATAGATCCATCGACCCTTAATATCTGACCAACGATACAGTCGAGCTGGAACGTCTTTCGCCAAGCCAACAAAGATCAGACGATGATATGCACCGTTGATTGGGTCTGGTGGGAACGTGGGTGCCTCTGTAAACTCCGCATCGTTTTGTGGAATGGCATCCTCAACATACAAACCAGTTCTGTTGAAGCCGATCTTTGTAATGTGTGGTACGCCATCCTCAGCTGCCTGTGCAATTTCTGCTGGTGTAAACTCACGAATAACGTTTGAACCTTCAGATCCACGCTCTGGCACTTGTGTTCGAGCGTCTTGATCAATCGTTTGTCCAACGGTACTGTAATCCTGATAGTTTGGATTGTCACCATCATCATTATCAAACAAGCCGGATTGATCAACCTTCTTTGCAAGATCACCAAAGATCTGTTGTGTTTCTTCCGATGCAATTGCTTGCTTAGCTGTGACCAACATCATCAGTGGTAACCATCCAGGAGTATATGTTTCTGGATCCCACGTGACGTCTGTCACTTCAAGATACTTCTTGCGTTTCTCTAACGTTGGTGTGTATTGTAATTCACTTGGAAGTTCAAGATAATCTCCAATGATAATTGGACGACCTAAAGCTGTAATACATGCACTAAAAGTCAGTTTAATTTTGTACGTGCCTGACTCTCCCAATTCTGCCATAAACTTTGTTACATCGAGTTCTGGTGTAACAAGTGTATAATAGCCTTTCATTGCGATCCATGAGGAAGCATAATCACGATTGCGATTTTCCATCCAGATTTTGTCTTGGATATTGTCTTGTGCAGTTGCCAGGAAATCGTGAAGCTCTAATGCCTGTACACCCCAACTGTCTGTTGAACCACCAACAAACACTAACGGACGAAGACGCCAAAAGCGATTCGGTACGGAGTCTTTGAAGGAGATCGTGTTCAATTTGTTGTTGTTCGGCAGATCAATAACTGCCACACCATACCATCCTACACCATCCGTAGAGCGCTCAACTCGGGCTTTTGTTACGCGATAATTCGGATTGTTTGATTGCTTAATACGAATTGTTGTGACCTGGTGTCGAATGCTTGCGTCGATTCCATAACGACGACGACCCGTATCAATTTTTACTTCACCAAAATTATAGCCAATATATGCTGATGCAAGGATAGCTGTTGATCCACCTTGGTGGGAGCGCCATTCTGTCATCAACGTTGTAAACGCATTTGACGCAGGAAAACCAACCCAATCGCCCCCCGAAATTGCATTGCCGTTCTTTGCGAGGTCAATCAGAGCGGTCTGTTCTTGAACACCAAGGAGCTTGCGAACATTGACCTTTGCACCGGCAATATTTAAACCTTCATTGATGAGATTATCAGCGAAACAATTTAACTTGTCCTGTTCTGTGATATCCCAAGGTCTGCATGTTGACCAGTCAGATTTCTCTGGACAGAAGCCACTTGGTTGTTCAACACATGATGTCATTTAGGACCCCTAAAACAAAAATACCCACATTCCTGTGGGTATTTATTGTGTTCAGAAACGAACGAGTTATTAACTACCTTGCTGCAATGCCTCTGGTGGATTGTTTGCACCAGCGTCTGTGTCGTCGGTGAAGTATCTCCATGTTGCGCCATCCCAGTACACCTGACCACGAACACACATTCCACGCGATGCTGGACGGTTTTCCTTCTCGAAGGAAGCACCATCATCACTTGTGAACAATGGACCGTAGCCTGTTGGACCAAAGATATTTTGTGCAACAAGGCGACCACCAACTGGAGAATTTGCAAGAACTTGTAACCAGTTTGTGTATATAACACCGCTGACTGTTTTAGGAAACGCCACGTTTGTGGCTCCAGCGAGACCTGGTGTTGCAAAACCATCTACGCTGTATGTTGAAACGCTTGTGGTACCACGTCGATCAACAACGTCAAGAGCAGATGCAATAG